CACCGGAGGACTCCTTATTATTGATTGGAATTATCATGGGTTCACCATACTTTGTTCATGCAACTAGCAACCGTGTCCACGTTGTCCGTACGCTCCGAGGTTTTAATAAACTTCTGGATGTTGTACAGCATACTATGGGCATAGTTGACGGGGTAATTCCCGTTGGCAGTCCGGAGTATCGGTTAATCTGTGATCTTTACCAATCGTACCATAAAGCGTTCATTAATCGTGAACGTGTTGTGGTATTCCTTGAAGCTCGATATGAATGGACAGGCTGGAAGGAATTCCAGCGTGTCATTATCATCGACTTCTCAGGCCAGACACCTCCATCTGAACATGATGGTCTCACTGAAACAGTGAGGTCATTCTTCGGCGGTGGTGATCTGGAATAAAGGGTCCTACAATTGTAGGGGGATTTTCTGTCGCCTTAACGGGTGACGAGGTAGAGCTATGACGACTGGATCTTATAACCGTAACTTCCGGGTGTCGACGCCTGGTAAATATAGCGGTCCGTATGTAGTTGGCCTCCTCCAGACTAAAAGCTGGACGGGGGATAACTATCCATCCGGGAAACCGCTTCGTACCAACGTCAAACTTCCCCTTCAAACCCTGTACCGGTACAAAACGGTCTATGACCTTGTACCATACCGAGTTGAAAGGTTTCGCTATGTCAAAACGCCTCGCTGGGTACCTGTTACTGTTCGTAACAGACCTGCTAATAGTGTTGACTCTCGCCGTAGTGATCGTAATGTCTTTAGGCCTAGCGGCCGTGACAGTACGTTATCTCCTCGGCTTTCTCAACCTCGCTTACGTCTAACGTATGTCTGGGTTAAGGAGCGATACTGGGTAACTAAGTTTCGCAAACAGGCGCGTCTCGTGCCTGTTGCTTATACTCAACGACCTAGTAGAAGTTACTTTAGACCACCCAAAAGAGGGAGGTCTGTCGATCACGCGTACTCATGTAACTACCAGACTTCGGTCACGGGAATCGTTAACTACACCATCCCTGGTGTGGGTAACTTCTCGAATCCGACGAATGGTGTTGTGAGCTCGTTTGTCGTCTCAACTGACTGGACATCTAACGATGACCTGAATTTGATCGGCAAGCTTCGTGAACGCGTCGCTGGTTCTGACTTCAACGCTGGCGTAGTGCTAGCGGAGGGTCATAAAACTCTTGCGATGATTGCTGAAAATGCCACTCGTATCTACAAAGGTATTAATGCATTGAAGCACGGCAACCTCAGTGCAGCTACGGCTCATCTGGCAGGGCATATTCCGAAGGCTAAGCGACCTAAGTCGCAAAAGTCTACGACTGCACAATCCAGATGGTTAGAGCTGCAATACGGCTGGCTACCTCTGCTGCAAGACGTCGAAGGCGGTGCGCAATTCCTCGCGCATCAACTTAGCGTCCCTATTCAGCAGACCGTCCGCGTAACCCGGGAAAAGAAAGGATCTGTGACATGGTCTGGTTCGGCTGGTTGGCGCTACGATAAAAGCGAGATCTTATCTCGTTCTTCAATCAAAGCTACAATTGCCGAAAAGAACATTGCTCAGTTATCGGGACTAACTGACCCTGCCTCTGTGGCATGGGAGCTGGTTCCCTATTCTTTCGTCGTTGACTGGTTCGTTCCAATCGGAGCGTACCTGTCAGCTAGGGGCCTTAGCCAGGCCCTCACCGGAACGTTCGTCACTTCCAAAACCTATCGTGAAAGACACTCGGGATTTACCCCTTACGGTCAAAACATCTCTGGTTTGACTACTCAGGGGTCCGTGTATCTGGAGCAGGGTACGATGTCTCGCACATTGTCTTCTAGCCTGGCGATTCCATTGCCTAGCATGAAGCCTTTGAGCAAGGTAGCATCGTGGAAGCATTGCGCCAACGCAATTGCTCTCCTCACATCTTTCAAGCGCTAGCTTGTAAGAAAGCTCACTTTTAATTCTGAAAGTGGGTAACCAATAGTTCGTGGGATTTTCCATCCACGATCTTTTACTAGGAAAATTATGTCCGCTATTGCCGATATTACCGTCTTTGACGGTGCTGCTACGCCCGTGTCCCACACTCTGAAGGCCGTCTCTGTTACCCGTGAAAAGGGTAAAGTGATAGCCCTTTGGCGTGAGTCACTGGCCTCCCTCCCTGTGTATGCCCAAGTCTACGTCTCGATGTCAATCGAGCAGTTGAAATCCGGCATCTACAAGGTGGAGCAGCGAGCAGTCGTCCCAGTTATGGAGGCGATTCTCAATCAGAATGCCGCTGGTTATACGGCCGCTCCCAAAGTGGCCTATGAAAATACCATTGCAACCGCAGGGTATTTTCACCAACGCGCTGATATCAACGGCCGTCGTCTAGTTCGCCAATTGGCAACGAACCTTCAAGGTAATATCGCGACTTCTGTTGCGCCTGTTACCACGGGTCCGTTCCCTGAGCTTTGCGACCAGCTGGTAGCTCCGACTTAATTGTCGTGCTCTAGCTGATCTGCCAACTCTGTTGGCGGCCTTAACCTTTCCCTATACTCTTATGGAGCATTTATGCGCGTATTTACACGCTGGGACGAGGTCTCGACGTCCGTTGAGACTGATGAGTTTCTATTCAAACTCGCACTGATACACCTTGACAGGATTCATGACCCTGTAACCCGCGATACCGTGAGCGCCTTACTGACGCAACGCGATATCCGTGGGTTGTGTAGTTATGAAGTTGTTTACGACACACTCTCGGTCGCAGACGCCTGCAATCTCCGCCAGATACTCGCTTTTTTTACAAAGCGCTCTGACGTTGATTTGGGTGTCTCGCGGCTTGAGAGTGCTGTACGAACCTTCATAGCTTCCGAAGCTTTATGCAAGGAAACGAACGAGATCATTCGTATGCGCAACCTTGGGAGGTTTTCCTTTCTCCCAGGGGTTGAGCCTGCACTCATGCGAGCTCAACAAAAAATTGCTAACATACTCGGCCCCGTTCCGTCCCTTACTGACCTTAGGGTCAGATTCGGACCTGGTGCAACGACGCAAGTCAAAAGAAAAAATTCGCATCCTCGGCGTAAGCTGAGCGTCGAATATGCCTGTAGTGAAGATATGGCCGAGATCGTTGGCAGATGCCTCGAAGAGCTCCCGAAATGGGTTTTCCTTGAGGAGGATGCCGACGTCGAATCCAAGAAGGTATCCGTTCAAATTCATGACGGTAACCTTGTCTTCGTCCCGAAGAACGCGAAGACTGATCGACCTGTAGTTGTCGAACCTAGCCTGAACACTATGTTTCAGGCCGGTATCGGAACATACATGGCTGACCGTCTGCGTTTATCAGGGATAGACATTCGCGATCAAACACGCAATCAGCGTGCTGCTCGTGAAGGCTCTATCACAGGGGGCCTTGCAACCCTCGACCTGAGTTCTGCTTCTGATACAATCGCTTTGGAGCTTGTCTATGACTTGCTTCCTGTCGATTGGGCTATTTTCCTTAGCCGGTTCCGTACCGGTCATGTGAAATACCATTCAGTCAGATTGTGTTTGGAGAAGTTTTCGAGCATGGGGAACGGTTTTACGTTCCCTTTGGAGACGCTCATATTCTACGCGCTGGCTTGCGCCTGCGTTGACGAGCATGACGTTTCAATCGTAAGTGTGTATGGTGACGATATTATTGTCCCAACGTATGCTTACGGTCCTCTCTGTTCTCTACTCCAGTCGGTGGGTTTCGTACCCAACGCCACAAAGTCTTACTCTACAGGTTCCTTTCGGGAATCTTGTGGGGTAGATTACTATCGGGGCATCAATATACGACCCTGCTACATAAAGGGTCCTTTAGCTTGCTTTGATCTGTTCAGGCTCCATAACTTCTATGTTAGGGGGCTAGATCCAGAGTTAGCATCTACCATCGTCGAGTTCATCTCACCGCATATAAGAATATGGGGTCCAGATGGCTACGGCGACGGTCACCTTTTGGGTGATCGACCACCCACGCTGTCCAGGCGTGAATGGGGGTGGAGTGGGTACACTTTCGAAACCTACACGTTCCGTCCTAGGAAGGAGATGGCTGTCCTTCCAGGAGATCGTGTTTACCCGTTCTATAGCACCTACGTGTCTGAGTCATCAGATACGTTTGTCTCTCATAACTTGAGAGACTGTGCGCTCGATTTCGCTCGCCGTGAGGCGCCGAATCTTGCACACCGCTATCAGAGAGGACTCCTCGTAACTACGTTACCTGGGGTAAAGTCGTACAATCGTATAAAGATATACGTTCTGGACTACTGACCAAAAGTCTTGTAGTTCGTCTCGCAAGTTCTCTTTAGAGAGCTTGCTTTGACTAGG